ACACCGGAGTAACTGAAAGTTACATCATAGTTGCTTGGCAAATCTTTACGATTTGCATCCTTGGTGTAATCATAGAATGTCACATCAGGGAAAGCAGCAAATATGTTTACATATTCAATGCCATCAACTCCAGTAAAAGCTACGCTTTCCCAACGAATATCGCTAGTCCCATTCAGTCTGACTAAAGGTTGCAAACCTTTCTTGTTGGCTTTCTTGATGAGCTTTGCAATATCAACAACAAGTTGTTGCATGAAAGTATTTCGCTCAGTAAAAAACCATTCGGTTTTGTTGATTCGAGCCAACTGAACAGAGCTGAAAGCTCCACGACCTGCAGTGAACAAGCAAGCAACATCACACTTAGCAGTCTTTGCCATAGAACAAGTGTTCCACTTGGTAGTTGTTGCCGGAGCTAGATAGAGAATGCCAGTTAAGAAACCTAAGGTTTCTCCCTTGATGGTTTTGGCATCTGACGATACAGAAAGCAGAGCTTTAGACTTGAACATTGTGTTTCCTTTAGGAAAGTTGTGGCAACATTGCCGTTGAGGTTTCAATTATAAAGAGTTCCAATAACCCTGTCAATCACAGGGCTTTTCTAGAGCCAACAAGGGTTTTACCCTTGAACAACAGTGCTTCATCATAACAACCCATCCACTGCATTGCCTCAGCTTTGCTGAGTGTGTAGTGTGATTTCTTGAAACCGACACCAGTTACTTTGTAACCGAAAGCTTTGCAAAGCATCAGTTTAATTTGATCTTCCCAAAGCAGAGCTAAGCTAATAGTGCTAAGCACTATAGAGATTTCAATGAGAATTTGAACAGCATCGTAATTTGTCATGATAGTTCCTTAAGGAAAGTTAAAAAATGTTTGGCTCAACCTAGAGCCACTGACACCAAATCATCGTAACCCGCTTCTTCTTCAGCATATTGAATACCCTTTTGGGATTCAATGATCTCAATGCAATCTTGAAGCCAGTCTATGAACTCACCAACTTTAAAATGAGTTACCTCATTTTCTGTCGAATATTTCCTAATGAATTTTTGGGTTTTAAACCCATTGTCTTCCAGACAATCATCAAGAACATCCCATAAATGATTGCCACAATTGTCAAGCAAAGCTTTAGCAAGAACCAAAAAGCGAGCCGTATCAATTTCAGTTTTCATCTTCATGTCTTTCATTTAACTAAGAAAAGAAACTATTTCCTTTTCTCACTAAAGTGAAAAGGATAGTTTCTTTGTTAAATGAAAGACATGGTGTCGGGCGTATGTACGCAGATCTTCCTATATTTAAGCATTTTTTAATGCCAACATAGTTGTCATAAAAATGCGATTATAAATATAGGAAGTCAAGATAGAGTTATCCACAGTTTGTTGTTGGCTCAGATTGTCAGATTGTGGATAAGACTAGATTGTGCTGTGGATAACTCTATTGGATCAGTGTTGTTTTTGTGTTGAATTGCTTAAATTTTAAGCAGGACTGGCTAGATATAATCTAGGGTGATATATATACCACCTCTCATTCACACCGGTTATGCTTAAAAATTAGGCAACTTTCCGGTGTTTTTTGATATGGTGAACCGATTTTGAATCAGTATTCAAGATCTTCTAAGTCTTTGAATTCATTGAAGAATCTTTTTTTTGAGTTGAATGCATTCTTGATATTTAAATCACCTAAGATCTGCAACGCATTGCAACGCCTAATCCAAGCGCAGTGCGGGCGCAACGCTGGGGTGGCGGGGGCACAGGGGGGGTGTACGCTATCTGTATATGGCCTCGTCCAAAAATCAGGAAAAATAGGTCTGTTAACCAAACTCCATTCTTGGCAGCTCCCACACCGCAATAGAAATAATATTTCATAACAAAGATGCAAATGAAACAATCGATCTGCACTGTCAACTACCCAGAGATGTGTACACCCTAGTATAGGAAATGTTCAATATACTAAACAATTAGGGACAGATCAACTATGTACATAAAGCTGCACAAACCGCTACCTTCTGTACACTCATATGTTAACAAATAAGAATAGTTCTCATTGAAGTTTCATGCAACTTTATACTCATAGGTATCAACTTAACATCTAAACATCAACCTATAGCTACTACCCCCTATGGACCATTTTGTTATTTATGCAATGTTTCTGATATGCCCTACAAAAAAAGCTTGACATTAGTTTCAATGTGTGTAAAACTACCCGTACCTGCACCATGTATGCTTTATGTATACAGGCGATACGAAAAAAAAGTATGAGCTATCTTCCGGCTACAGGTAAAGAAATGAGCTTGCAATCGGCTGCTGAAGAGAAAAGACTCGGAGGGAGAAGCATTGATGCATAAATGTTTCTCTAGCTCTGAATACTGGCAGTGGTACACCTTACGCTGACCAGACTAGACTTGATGTGGGTACTTGTTAAAAGCTGTTGCTAAAAGGGTGGGCTAACAACAGCCATAGATGAACACATCCCTTATGGGCTTTCTAGGTGTATGTTCTAGATATTAGGGGTAGTTGGTTGTATTTCACTATGTGATATAAACAGTCAACAACACTTATAGACATACATTGGGATAGGTTGTTATGTTCAGCAATAAATGCTGACATACCACCTTAGCTAGGCTATGTGTGTTAGCATGAAGCATTATGAACTATTACACCCGACAAGAGCTAGATGACAGAGGACTAACAAACACATATCCCTACAGTGTGGCTACACAAGCTTCACTAGCGTTACACAGAGGTTATGTAGACAAGATGCATTTATTCCACAGTGATGTTTATTACGTCAGAGCATCCTTGGAGAAGCATACAGGATATGTATTTCCCTTAGACAGAGTTGAAGATGCTATGAGAGCTGAGGGATGGAAAGAGCACAGACACTTACCGAGGAAGAGATAACATGGCAACAAAGAAAAGTACAGTTAATGCTGCTGGCAATTACACCAAGCCTACAATGCGTAAGGCGTTGGTAGCTAGGGTGAAGGCTGGTTCTGCTGGTGGAGATCCGGGAGAATGGTCTGCTAGGAAAGCACAGCTTGTAGCAAAGAAATATAAAGCTGCTGGTGGTGGTTACAAATGAAAGCTTCTCAGAAGTCTTTAAAAGATTGGACAGCCCAGAAGTGGACAACAAAGTCTGGTAAGCCTTCTGCTAAAACAGGAGAGCGTTATCTTCCTGAAGCTGCCATTAAGTCTTTAAGCTCTGCTGAGTATGCAGCCACCACTAAGGCTAAGCGTGAGGGTACAAAAGCTGGTAAGCAGTTTGTTAAACAGCCTAAGGCCATTGCTAAGAAAGTGAGCAAGTTCCGATGATTAAAAAAGGTAGTGAAGAGTTTAGCGGGTATAACAAACCTAAGGCTACACCAAAACATCCTACGAAGAGTCATGCTGTGTTAGCTAAAGAGGGTGACACAGTGAAGCTCATTAGGTTTGGACAGCAGGGTGTTAGTGGTGCTGGCTCTAGTCCAGACACTCCTAAGGACAAGGCTAGGCAGAAGAGCTTCAAAGCTCGTCATGCTGAGAACATTAGTAAGGGTAAGATGTCTGCTGCTTATTGGGCAGACAAGGTTAAGTGGTAACTAAAAGGAATAATGATGGCAACAGAAGCAGAAAAAGACGAAGCTAAGAAGAAATTCAAAGAAGACAATCCAGATGGTCCGGGTTTTTCTGTTAATGTAGGTGGCTATGGTAATTTGATTTTTAAGAATGATTCAGTGTATGATCAGTTTAAAAAAGATCCACAAAGCATGACTTATTCTCAAGGACCGGGGGGTCGTAAATATGTAGAGCCTAAAGCTGCAGACTATGATACTAAGTTTAAAAATTATGCCAAGGGTGGTATGGTTATCAATAAAGGTATTGGTGCTTCTATGAAGCCCCATAATGTGTTTGGCTCAAAAGGAAAGAAATAATATGGCTACCGATGCAGAAAAAGTTAAGATGTACCGAGAGAAGGCTAAGGACACTTCTGTCCCTCAAGAGGTGCGTAATACCTACTTGGACAGAGCTAATGAGCTGGAGCGTAAAGCTTTTGAAGAAACAAAGAAGCCCCCAGCTAAGCTTTATATGGGTGGTATGCCTGTTCGAGGTAGCCGTACAGCCACTAATGCAAAGAAGAAAATGATGGGTGGTGGTTATTCTACGCCTATGCCAACTCCTCCAATGATGTCTAAAGGAGGAGCTGTTAAAGCTCCTGCGGTTAAAATGAACAAAGGTGGCTATGCCAATTGTGGAGCTTCTGTAGCTCCTGCTCAAAAAGGAAAGAAATAACATGGCTACGAAAATGATGAAAAAAGATAAGGCTCAAGAGAAGATGCCTAAGGGTAAAGCAGGTATTGCCATTATGATTGGTATTGGTAAGCCAAAGAAGATGGCTACTGGTGGTATGCCTATGGTTGAAAAGAATGGAATGAAAGTTCCAGCTTTTGCTGCAGATGGCAAAGGTAAGATGGCTAAAGGCGGCATGGCTAAGAAGGGTAAATAGTCATGAAAGGTTTAATGTCTCCCGAGATGTTTGAAGGGTGTTATCCCATTGTTACTCCTGAGGAGAACAAGACAAACACTGAGCACACCATCAAGTATTGGAAGCTTGGCCCTGAGGCCAATCCTTCTGATGAGCCTGATAGCAGCCCAGACTATTGGAAAGATATGGCAGAGACATGGCAGTGTGATGAGTCTGAAGCAAGACGTAAACGCTGTTCCAACTGCGAATACTTTAACAACACACCAGAGATGTTATTTATGATGGACACCATTCCTCGTAATGCATTTGATACTAATGGTGGTGGTAGGGGCTATTGCCACAAGTTTGAGTTTATCTGTCATGGCCTACGGGTATGTACAGCGTGGGAACTTAAAGAGTTTGAAAGCGAAGACTGATGGCTACTATTAAACAAATAGCTAAGGTAGGCAAAGTGATGCGTGAGTTTAAAGACAAAGGCTTACACAGTGGTAAAGGCGGTAAGGTTGTTACAAACCCAAAACAAGCCATTGCCATTGCCTTGTCTGAAGCTAAAGTGAAGCCTAAGAAGAAATGAACAAAGAGCCTAAGATTAGGAGTGTAGGAAAAGTGTTAACAGCGGGTGCTGCTAACACCATCTACACTTGTCCTGAGAATTTTGTAGCTAAGATGAATTTGTTATTTGTTTCCAATCATGGGGGTAATAACAAAACTGTTTCTATTCAATGGCATGATGCTAGTGCTGGTGCTAATTACTACATTGTTGGTGGTTATGTTCTTTCTGCAAATGGTTATATTAAACTGGATGGTAGTTATCTTGCTCTCTATCCCGGTGACACCTTGGTAGTTACACCAGAGGCTGGTAGTAGCATGGACACCACTGTCACTGTAGAAGAATATTATGAACAAGGACTATTTTAATCATGGCTAAAAGAGAACTAAGCGAACAACAGAAGAAGTTCATTGAGGTGTTATTTGCTGAGGCTGGAGGCAATCCTTCCAAGGCAAGGCAGCTTGCTGGCTACAGCGAAGGCTACAATACCAAAGTCCTTATGGAAGTTCTTAAGGAAGAAGTGATTGAGGCTACACAGCTTTACATCGCTATGAACGCCCCTAGAGCTGCTATGGCGGTTGTTAGTGGCATAGCTGACCCTACAGAGCTAGGCTTGAAAGAGAAGCTCAACGCTGCTAAGGATTTGTTAGACAGGGCTGGTTTGGTGAAGACAGAGAAAGTTCAGGTGACAGCACCTAACGGCATCATGATTTTGCCAGCCAAAGATAGCAGTGAGTGATAGAGATTTAGGGGCTTGGATATTGCCACAGCCCAAAGCAAAGGAAACATATGTTGCCATTCCAAAAATTAGAAAAACTATACCATTTGGTTACAGACAAGATGAAGAAGATCCTAACCTCTTGCAGCCAATTCCTACAGAGCTTGAAGCGTTAGAACTAGCTAAGAAACATTTAAAACAATATAGCTCTAGGCAGGTAGCAGCTTGGCTTACCACCACAACAGGTAGAACGATAAGCCATGTGGGATTGTTAAAGAGAATAAAGACTGAAAGAACTCATGGACGAAAATCCGCTACTTACCGCAACCTTGCCACAAGGCTCAAAAAAGCCCTTGAGCAAGCGGAAAGGTACGAAGAAAAATCCAAGAGGCTCGGCAGGGAAGACCAAACAGGATACTTCGAGTCAGAACAGTACAGCAAGCTCTCCGAATATATCGATAGTAAACTCGCCAGAGATTCCTCTAGCGACACCTGATGATAGGGAAGTATTGTTTAAGCCCAATCCGGGGCCACAAACATTCTTCTTAGCTTCTTCAGAGAGAGAAGTTTTATATGGTGGTGCTGCTGGAGGTGGTAAA